GCCGAACCAACCGACATAGAGGCGGTTGTTAGTGCTGGTAACCCATTCGCAGAAGGATTCCCAGTTAGACACGCGAGTGCGTGACAGAGTTGAACTAGACATTTGAATAAAAAATAAGTAAGACCATCAGGGAAATGGTGGAGTTACTATTCCTTGCCACCCTTAGACAAGGTATGAGAGACGTGCTTTAGACACCCATAGGTCTCGGTTAGCGGGTGTTTGTGTTAAAAATAAAAGCGACTTGCTTTACATTTGTTTACCTATTTAGTATATCAGGGTTCGGTTTTCCCGTCAAGACTAAAATTTGAGTATTTATGCCCAAATTAATTTGGCATGGTACTCGTGTGCATAGGTTTCGCGAGCACCTTTGATACCCCAACCTAACCAGTAGTAGGCGGGCACCATGTATTGATGGATAGTTTGTCCACGACCTTCAAATTCAGGAAGATAACGTTGGAATGTGCTTTCATTAAGCATGTATGCAGTCTGACCCTCTAAGGAACTAGGATCGCAATCATACTTCTTACAAAACTTACCGAGGTTATTGTAACGACCTATTGAGGTCCACTGAATAAGACCATAACCTCCACTATGGCAAGCGTCGTAAGGAACTCGAGCCCCTCCCTCGCATATGTTGGGAATGAACTTGCTCTCCTGTTGGATGTTACCCATAATCGTTGCAATTGCGTTCCGATCACGGACCTTAGTTTTTGATTGAAGTTGTTCAAGGACGTACTGCTCGTTTGTACTGCAGTCTGGACATTTCCATGTCTTTTCGACCACAGGAATCTCTACAACTGATGCTGTAGGTTGTGCAGCAGGGCGACTAAAGAAAGCAAATGTAGTAGATGCTGCTAATGCGGCACTAATCATAATTGTATTCATAAGTCTCATGTGAACCTCACCAGTATACGACATAAAAAACGGGGTGTCAACTGGATTGTGCCAGTTACCCCGTTGTCATGCGACGACGATATGATTTATTTATTCGTCACCACTCTGAGTAAAAAATGCTGCTGCTGCAAATGTTGCTAGGCAAAAACCTGCTGTTGCTAAGAGTGCCATAGATGGAATTGGCGAGGAGTTAGTATTTATTGTTACTTTTATTATTGGGTGGGGTTATATGCTGGAATCAGCATACCACCGCCACCATCATCGTCATCATCAGGTTGGTCCAACAATAACTCTATCAATAGATACCCCAACAGAGGGATAAATGGGAAGAGTAATGCTGCCTGAACGTCTGACATTTACCAAACACCAGGAATTAATTGTCCTGTAGTTGCATAAGCACCGAATGCTGCAATAATACCGAGCATTGCTGCCCAACCATTAAACCTTTCTGCGTTTTCGTTCATTGTTCTGTAAAAATTAAGTGATAGAAGTGAGGGAATCATCAGATGCCAAAAGCACCGAAGAAGAAGATACTACCAGTAGTAGCATAAGAAAGAACTGCTGCTACAAAACCGAGCATCGCTGTGCGACCATTCAGTTTCTCTGCACGTTCTGCATAAGTCTCGTAACCATAACGCTCAGCGTCGGTCTTAGACACATACATTTGAGGTTCTTTGGCGAACATGTTGTTCTGCCCATACTCGTTTGTTGTAACGGTCATTGTCTTTTGTAAAGAACTATTACAACTATATATCATTTCTTTACATTTGTCAACACCTTTGAATCATTAAGATTTTGAATCCAACAAAAAAGGACCCCTTATGGGATCCTAATCAATGGGTCAAATTGACTCCACCACTCCATTTTTATTTTAGAGAACCGAGAAACTCTTTCTACGTTATGTACAACTGTCATCCAGTTGAAAAACCATCTAGTTTATAGTCTATTGGGAAAGACTAGGAAAAGGTAATCACATCTGTGTTACCTGCACCGAAGAAAGGAGTATCAACTGGTTGTGCTGCACCAACTGAAATGTTGTCGGAACCTGTGAAACTGATATTGTAATCAATATCATAGTTACTGTCACTCACAAGAAATTCTTTCGTGGGACTGACTTTGTACCTGCTTTCCACAGACTTACGAATCGATTTCATACCCTGATAGTGACGCCAGATCTCACTTTGAAGATTGCTGTCAACATCATTTTCCATAGCGTCTTTGACGCATTCCTCAAGTGCTTTGATTGCTTTTTGATAAGAGTTCATGGGGTAACTACATCTCGAATGTAACATGGAACACCTTCAGGATCTAACCATTTGGTGTATTCAAAATCCTCCATAGCATAATCCAATTGAATTGCATTGTCTAGGAGGTACATATCTTTGTATCGCTTTGTCCATTCATCGTACTTTTGGATACGATAGTCAGGACGACCATTGAGTGCGATCGTCCCAGACTGAACATAACGATAGGGATAACGTTCTAGAAGAACATCAGGTTTCATAATAAAAAAGGTCCTGCTCAAGTTTGGTCAAGAGGATATCATAATCCTCATCTACATCACCATAGAAATCGACACCTTTCTCCTCATAAAATTTCACAACTTGATTATAAATGATGGGATACTCGATGTCAAGTGTCACTTGTCTGTCAACGGCATCGGAAAGAATGTCAATGACGGACGAGAACTTTTGTGCTGTAGTCATATGCTTTACCTTTAATGGACCGAATGCCCTAAAAGGGCAACGGGTCAGGTAGGAATCGAACCTACGACCGACTGCTTAGAAGGCAGTTGCTCTATCCGCTGAGCTACTGACCCAGGCGGTGTCAAGGTCTGCCTCCTCCATTTCAAGCTCAGCACATTTATGCAACTGATCAATCATAAGATCGACCATTGCGTCTTCAATGTCATTGAACTCGTTGTCCATCGGAGAACTCCCTTGACTACCTCTGAATTATAGCAGACCCATCAGCAGGGGTCAAGGGTTTTGTGTGCCAGTTTTAAAATAGTCCTTTCGCATGTACCTACCAAGGATGTTTGAATTGTAAAATGCTGGTGTCCCATCTGACATCGCCTCCGTAAGTACATTATTGAGAAAAAGTTGTCGGGTCTCTTCAAAGTTTGTGAGTCCCTTGCTTTTATGTAGGCTAATTATATCTCTTTTAAACGATATTTTCCCCTGAGTTGCGACATCATCAGCAAGTTCCTTACTGCTGCCGTAGTATCTTTTCCAGTCGCTTTCACTTTTAACTCTCCGAGACTTACCTCTAGGCTTTCGATGTTGCCAGAAGTATTTTCTTCCGATGTACCTTTTACCACTACAAAGGTTTGTAATGCAATAGACGAAACCGAAATAATCGTCAATGTCCTCAGATAGAAAAGGGTATCCGTTAAAAATCCAGGGGTTTTCATAGTCAGTCTGGGTCTCCGTCGTCGTCGTTTTGGTCAATGTAATTACTCACACTCTTAATCTTACTTTTATCTAGGTAAGATTCGGGATCAGAATAAACTTCCGACTTGAGTTCTGTGAGTAGGAACTCAAGATCCCGAATTAGAATTTGTAAGTTTCTTTTATTCACGATATTCTTCTAGTGTGTGTAGAACTTTATTCAACATTTCGTGAGCACCATCATGCCATTCGCCATTCTTGTGAGACCAAGTACCATCATATAGTTCATTCTTCATCTTAAGAACACGATTTTCCAGTTCACTTTTTTTCAGGCTACCTCTAGGCATTGGCGTAATTCCCTCCAATCTTTGTCGAATGATTCTAATCCCTTGTCAGTCAAAACATGTTTGTACATGCCATGAAATAGTTTGACAGGGAGTGTGCAAATATCAGCACCAACTTTAAATGCAGAAGCAACTTGTCCTACATCTCTAATTGATGCTGCAAGGACTCGTGTCTTAACTTCATGTGTTGCAAAGACATCAGCAATGTCTTCAATCAATTTAATACCATCAAATGATTGATCATAGACACGTCCAACGAAAGGTGAAACGTATGTAGCACCTGCTTTAGATGCTAAGATTGCCTGTGCTGTACTGAATACCAGTGTAACGTTTACACTAACGTCTTCGTTAGCGAGATCTCTACAGGCTTTGAGACCTTCTGGTGTACAAGGAACTTTGATTGTAATGTTTGGTCCGATTTCGAGATAATCATCTGCCATGTCAAGCATCTCTTCAGCAGTTTCTCCAACTACCTCTGCAGATATAGATGCATCCCAAGGAAAAATATTTGAAATTTCCTTGATGACTTCTATAGGATCTTGTCCTGCTTTCCTCATGAGGGACGGATTGGTTGTAACGCCGTCAATTAAACCCGTCTCAAAAGCATTAGCGATTAGGTCGGCATCAGAGCAGTCCAGAAAGAGTTTCATGACTTCTCCTATGCGTAGGTTATTGTTATTTAGAATAGCAAAAAAGCACCCATAGTGGGTGCTTTGTGTGGAAATCAAGATGTGATCTTCCAGGATTTGTTCTTCATGGGTTTTAAGTTAACCCACTTTGCATAATGGACTCCACGATAAGTCAAAAACGCAAATGTTTTATCTGGATCGTGCATCAAAGGATCAAACTCTGGAAGGTCATATTCAAACCTGACCTTCAGCATTTGTCCTACCTCCCCCTTATACTTTCTGTAAAAGAAGAAGTTCTCCGTAGATCATACCGATGAATGCTACACATCCAATCGATACAAACGCGACTGTTTGTAGTGCTAACATGACTACCTCACTTGCTGTAGACGTGTCCACGATAGCAATAAGTGCCATGGGCATCCTTATGCTCTGCACAATCTACATTGTACTCAACACCACGATATGCAGTGTGAGAGATTTGTGCATCATGCAGCGCAGATGCTTTGTCGATTTGCTTCTTGATCATGAGTAGGGTGTTCATTTGTTTTCTCCTAAAGTAGTTGGATTTTTAGGCCCGTTCCTTTAGTCGTTTGCGTCCCATGGGCAATGTGGTGTTGCTT